GTTCTCTTATTGGGTACCAGCGTAGCGCTTATTGTCGTTGGTGCCGCTTTGAAGATATTTGCCTCCGCTATCAAGGACCTCGGCTCTATGAGTTGGGACTCGATTTCGAACGGTCTGCGTGGCATAGCCGGAGCCCTCGTGATATTGGCGGTAGGTACCAGACTGCTACCCAAGAATATGCTCCTCATAGGAGCGAGTTTGCTGGTAGTCAGTGCGGCATTGGCGGTCATGGCGTCCGCCTTGTCGAAAATGGGCGGTATGTCTCCCGAAGACATTAAGCAGGCTCTTGTTGCTTTGGGCATTGCATTCGTCGAATTGGCGATTGGCTTGCGCTTGATGAGCGGTACTATTGCTGGCTCGGCCGCCTTGATTGTCGCCTCGGCAGCCCTAGCAGCAATGACCGTCGTGCTTGGAGTTCTCGCCGCCATGCCTCTTGCCGGTATTGCGAAAGGTCTCCTTACGATATTCGGAGCGTTCGCGGTTATAGGTATTGCCGGTGCTATACTTAGCCCGCTAGTTCCCGTGATCGTCGCTTTGGCAGCTTCGCTGGCTCTAATCGGCGTTGGCGTCCTCGCCGCAGGTGCTGGCATCACCGTCGCAGCCGCTGGTATTAACGCTCTCGCTGTAGGAATAGCAGCGTTGGCCGCAGCCGTTGCCGGCGGAGCAACAGCAATTGTAGCAGGATTGACGGTCATAGTGACAGGTCTCGTTAGTCTTATTCCTACTGTGTACGTAGCATTCGGCAAAGGCATCATCGCTATTTGCGAGGTAATCGCCGATGGTATACCGTCAATCTGTAATATGATTACGAAGGTGTTGCTTGCTGTAATCGAAGCGCTAACCGCTTGCATTCCGCCTCTGGTAGACCTCGTCGTTCTCTTACTGACAGAATTGCTGAACGTGCTGGCCGAACATACCCCGTTCTTCATCGAAAGTGCTGTTAAAATAGTAGTAGCACTTCTCAAGGGCCTTGCTGAAAATATCGACGATGTTGTACTCGCTGGTGTAGACCTCGTAATGGCGCTCATCGACGGTATTGTGCAATCTATTCCGAGAATGGTCGAAGCAGGCTATAAGACGATAACCGACTTCTGTAACGGACTTGCCGATGCGATTCGAAATAACAACCATCTCCTCATCGAAGCCGTCGACAACATGATGAGTGCTATGTTCACGGCAATAGGCGAGTGGTTCGGCCATTTTGCAACGGCGGGCTTCGACATATTCGGATACCTTATCGAAGGCTTCAAGAAGGGCATAACCGATAAGCACGGTTCCACGATGGAGTCCATCCGCGGATTCTTCAAGAAACTCGTGGATGGCGTAAAGGCATTCCTCGGAATCCATTCTCCCTCTACAGTATTCGCCGGTATTGGTAAGAACGTGATTCAGGGTCTTATCAATGGTATGGGTTCTCTGATTTCGAATGCCGGCGCTAAGGCTCGTGAAATCATCGCTAATGTCAAGAACAAAGTTATTGGATTCGCCGCCAGTTTCAAAGCAGCGGGCAGTAATCTGATCAACAATGTCGTGTCCGGCTTTGGTACGAAGCTGCAAGCGATTAAGAGTAAGGCAAGCAGCCTCGCTTCCAGTGCTAAAAACGCTATAAACAACTGGCGTTCTAGCTTCCAGAGCGTTGGTCGTAACCTTATTTCCGGCTTCATTAGTGGTATCGGCGACAAAGCCCACAATCTTGTACAGAAAGCCAAGGGCGTTGTAGGTGATGCCGTTAAAGCAGCAAAGAATCTTCTCGGCATTCATTCCCCCTCTAAGGTATTTGCTGAGATGGGTAGATTCGTAGACGAGGGCTTCATCGTTGGCTTGCAGTCCTTCGCTGGCAAGGTAGCAACTGCTACCGAGGGCGTAGGCAGAGGCGCTATGGACGCTATGGCTGATGCGATCTCCGGAGCATCCAACGTGTTGAGTGATGATGTCGGTGGACCTGTAATCAGACCGGTTCTTGATCTGTCCCAGATTCGTGCTGGTTCTGGTACAATTGGCGGCCTGTTCGGTCAGCAAACCGTTGCTCTGAATGGTGTTCTCGGCGGCAACATCGGCGGTATCGCCAACCTTACTGCCCAATTGGACAAGATAAATCAAAATGGAAACGCCGACGTCGTCGACGCTATTGCAGTTCTTAGAGGAGATGTTTCCGACCTGGCAGACGCTATTACCAAGATGCGAATCGTCATGGATAGCGGCACCGTTGTTGGCGAACTTCTCCCGCAGATTGATAGCGGCTTAGGACGTAAGGCATCTCTTAGCGGAAGGGGGAATTAAAGATGTATCACTCGATAACTTTCGGCGATAAGAATACTTGGGATGATTGGTTTTTGGTTCCCTCTTCTCGCCCGGTGTTCAATCCGCCTTCACCAAAAACAACCTACATTGACATACCCGGCTCCGATGGGCATCTGGACATGACAGAAGCCCTTACCGGATATGTTACATACGATTGTCGAAAAGGTTCTCTCGAATTCATAGTTGATAACTGGCATCGAGAATGGCATGAACTGTATTCCGAGATTATGGACTATCTCCATGGTCAAACATTGAGAGCCGTTCTCGAAGACGACCCCTTGCATTACTACGAGGGTCGTTTTACGGTCAATCAATGGAAGTCTGAACCTGTCAACTCAAAGATTGTCATCGACTATGTTGTGTATCCGTATAAGCTCGACGTGTACAGCTCCTTGGACGATTGGGAGTGGGATACTTTCAATTTCGAAACCGGCGTAATTAGAGAGTATAAGGATTTGACAGTTAATCGGTCCTTGACAATCATCATACCCGGAAGTAGGCGACCGGTTGTTCCGGAATTTACGGTGGAAACCAACGACGGAAACGGAATCCTCGTCGAATACAACGGCGCTATATATGCCATTCCTGACGGAACGAGTAAAACGAGTGATATAGTCATTAAAGATGGCGAAAACACTCTAACACTTGTAGGCTACGGAACTGTATCTATCAATTATAGAGGGGGTAGGTTGTAATGTATTCGATTTATGTCGATGGTAAATTACTCTACTCCCCCTTACTCATTGAAGACGGATATTTGGTGTTGAACCCCAAGCTCACTATGGAGCTGAGCAAAGCAGGCTCGCTGACATTTTTGATTCCTCCTAAGAATCCTATGTACAGTGGCATTCAGAAACTGAAAAGTATCGTAACAGTATACGACAATAACGAAGAAATCTTCCGCGGTCGTGTCTTGTATGACGAGAAAGACATATTTGGCAAGAAGAATGTCTACTGCGAGGGCGAGCTTGCTTTCCTCCTCGATTCAATCCAGCGTCCGTACGAATTTACTGGAGATATTCCAGACCTCTTCAAGAAGTTTATCGACGCCCATAACGAGCAGGTGGAGGAAGAGAAGCGGTTTATAATTGGCGAGATTACGGTAACTGATCCTAACAACTATATTAACCGCTCGAATACGAATTACACAAATACGTGGGACGAAATCAATGCTAAGTTAATCGAAACTCATGGCGGCTATATTCGTCCTAGATTGGTCGGCGGTAAACGATATATCGACCTTGTGAAGTCGTATGGCCTGCAAAATTCTCAGACCATTGAGTTCGGTAAGAACATACTTGATATATCCGAGTATATTACTGCCGAAAATGTCTTTACCGTCCTCATCCCGCTTGGTGCATATCCAGAGAGAAGCTCTTCCAGCGACGGAATTATAATGACTCCGACCTGTCCTGATTGTCACAAAAACATGAGTCTGGAGAGCGATGTCATAGAGCCTCCGAACACTGTGGCCGCACACGCACATGAAGGTTGCGTTGAGATAGTGTTGTCACTCGACTCTATTGCTAGTTCCAATGGTGACTATTGGGTCTACGTATGCGGTGACTGCGGCTATAGATACGAGGTAAAGAAGGAAGAACCCGACTATTGGACCTATAAGTGTCCCGACTGCGGGACTGTTGCCACTCGTCCGAAAGATAGCGCTGGCGACAGCACCGTCGAAAAGGAGCCAAAACGCCTTACGATCGAGTCTGTCAACGGCGGTAAAGACTACATCGAAGACGACGCTGGTATAGCTTTGTTCGGACGAATCGTAAAGGTTCACGAATGGGACGATGTCACTCTTCCCGAGAATCTTCTTAATAAGGCCCGAGCCCTGCTTGACGCTAGTATCGAGATGGCAGTGACATTAACTATGAATGCAGTCGACCTCCATCTTGTAGACGCCAACGTTGAGCGACTCAAGCTTGGCGACTCCGTTCGAGTAATCTCTCGTCCGCACAGCATCGACCGGGATTTCACCTGTTCCAAAATTGTCTTGGATATGGCGAACCTTGACAATAGCGAGTATACATTCGGCTCGAAGTATACTACCATGACCGAGCAGCAATCAAATGCGATTATCACGGCACAGCAGGCAAGCAGCACCGTCAACAAGGTTAATCAGAACTTCCAAAATTATGTCCCGAATAAAGTCTATAAAGAAGACATGACTCAGAAGGGCATATTTAAGGTGCTGACTAATAACGGTGCAACGCAAGGCATCGTCTATGATGAAGCTACCGGTGACGCGTATATAAACGCATCGTACATCAAATCTGGCACCTTGACTATCGGTGGCTTGAAATCCGATAGTTCCAGACTTGAGATTCTCGATAATAGCGGCGAACTCTGCTTGGTGGCTGGTCCCGAAGGCATTAGAGTCATAAAAGGTGAAATTAACGCTACGAGTGGCAGTCTTGAGAGCGTTACTATCATGGATAGTATAACCATTTCCTGCACTGGAGAGGAAGGGCCGAAGGACTTGTCTCTTGTTAAGATAACTGAGTCCGAAGGCGGAGCCGGAACGGTGTACAGCATAACCATTGGTGAAGCTACCAATAGGTCTACGCCACTCGTACTTCAGGGAAGCTCTATCAGCATCAAAGGCGCTTCTGCTCTTACGTTCTCGGCCGACAACATCATATTCGAGAATACTATTGAGGCTCCAGCCGCATATCTTACCGAGGCCTATATTAGCGACGCATTAATGTTCAACCTTCATGACGACGAGAAGTTGGTGAATTTCGCAACTAGCAGCCGGCGTGGAACGTACGAACACGACGCAAAGATATACGGAGGAAACTCGGAATCGCCTATTGCTCTTGGACTATTCGACTTGATCAATGATCTGCGTATTCTGGCCTATGACGACCAAGAGATACACCTCGTGTCGGACATACCATTGGCTAGTTATCCTCTAGACATTACGCTTAGCACGGGCGCCTCTAGCGTCGAGAACAATAGCATACGCCAGCAACTCACCAACGTGGTGTATCTGCATACCAAGTTCACTTCCACTAGTATATCGGCCGGCTCAACGGTTACCCTAGGCAGAATTGGCTCCGCATATGCTCCTAAGGGCTTTGATGTAATATTGACGGCGTACACCTCTACGACTTCCTGTGCCGTATTCGTAACGACCGGCGGCTACATCAAGATAAAACCCCAAACAGCAATAGCAGCCGGAACATCGATATTCGTAAACGGCTGCTGGATTTACTAACTGAAAGGAATGATTCAAAATGGCGGATATTCGCACATTTCTTGAAAAAATTAAAAATGCCGTCTACGGCAGGGAAGTTCGCCAGGCGATTCATGATGGCATTCGCTGCTGCTATGACGACGGAAAAGCTGGCTCTATCGACCTTCAGGCCCGGGAAGATATCGCTATACTGAAGGATATGGTTGAATACGGTGTTCTGCAGTCCGGAGGCGATTGGTTCTGTAAGGACTTCAGTGAAGTCAACCAGGCTATTTTGTCTGAGGTAAAAACCATGCGGATCAACTCCGTAAAGCACGTTAGTATGCAGCTTGATATTCCCAATACGGTACTCTGTTCTGCAGGACGTATGTCGATCTATTACGGTATGTACTACGGTCCTCGGCTTTGCGCACATGCAGAGATTACCACGATGGATGGGTATCGTTTGCATACGACATGTTATGCTCCCGAAGGCGGCAGTCTCGCCGGCATGGTCTTCGAGGAGTGGGAGTGGGAGAATCCTCCAATGGGTCGCGACGAGGAGTATCGTACGACCGAGCGGCATCTCGGAAAGCCCGTGTACGCACGACATTTTCGAATCGACAGCTCCTGCATTAACAACGATGCTCCCGACCTCGACTTCATGAAGGTATTCGACGTCGACGCTACAGCGAGAATCACATCTGTACACGCAACGTACTGTAGCGAATTGTATAGGAGTGATGAAACGTTGTTGTCGGTTACACACCTTCCCTATCGCGTGTGTGGATCCGATATCCGTATCCAGGCATCCGTAGGTACAGATAGTTCCGCAGAGGCGTATAGAATGACCGTTCACGTATTCCCGCCTGAACCGAGTGATATTTTCTCCGGCGTCAACGGGTATGACCAGACGGTAAACAAATACGTCGACGTTACCATCAAATACACGAAGTAAAGGAGGCTGGCATATGGATCCGTGGCTTCAGACACTTTTAACTATACTGGGCTCTGTCGTAGCGTCCTCTGGCTTTTGGGCGTATATTCAGTCCAGACGAGATAAGAATGATGCCAAATCCAGGATGCTAGTCGGGCTCGGCCATGACCGTATCGTGGAGTTAGGTATGAAATACATTGAGCGTGGTTGGATTACTCAGGAAGAGTACGAGAATCTGAACGATTATTTGTACAAACCCTACGAGGAACTCGGCGGTAATGGCTCCGCCAAAAAGATCATGCAAGAGGTTAATCGCTTGCCGATGCACGCCTCTAAATTTGTTAAGGAGGTAGCCCATTAAATGAAAATGAGTAACAAGGTTTATGACATTCTCAAGTGGATCGCACTGATTGTACTGCCCGCTATAGCAACGCTGTATGCTGGCATCGCCTCTACCTGGGGTCTCCCCTACGGTGAGCCTATCAGCGCTACCCTCGGCTTTATCAGCGTGTTCCTTGGTACTGTGCTGCAGATCAGCAGTGCGCAGTATAAGAAAACAGCCGAATGACATATTTGTAAGTTCTGCTGAAGTGTAAAAAATTGGTGTAGGAAGATGCCAAATCGCCGTTAAATTGGCTAAAAAGTGGCTTATTCCTACACCATTTCTACACTTACTACTCTCAAGGCTCATTATAGCTCAATCGGAAGTTTCTTCATAATAAACACCTCACATAAATTGTAGTGCGTTTCGTCTGAATACTCCGTAATGGTAAGGTGTAATTAAGAGTAGTTAATTGTGGGATAGTGTAGGTAACTCCTGTATTATTCCTACACTAATCCTACACTCTATTTTATTTTTGCAATTTCTTCTCGAAGCCAGTTGATATCACGTTCAGTGTATACCTTTTCGGTCAAATCGTCAATAGCGTGACCTATCAATCTTTTAATTGCATATTCATCGACCCCATATTTCTTAGCCATTGTTACAAAATGCTTTCGAGGGTCATGCGGTCTATGTCTTTCGTTCAAATTCAAATCGTCCATTACGGTTGCGAAACGGTTGCTATATTTTTTGTAACTAAAGTTCAACATATCGCTATCGGACTTCCTATCGATGCAGTTTATCAGATACTCGCTTCCGAGTTCGACTGCTTCGTTATACTTCATTTTAACAAGTCCTTTTATTTTTTCATGAATTGGAACGGTTCGATTGGTTCCAGCGTCTGATTTAATCCCTCCTGTCATGGTCCATTCCTTAAGATCTACATCCTCAAGTCTAAGTTCTACTAATTCAGTAGGCCTCCATCCAGAATAGCATTGTATAAGAATAACATCCGCATATAACCTAGTATTAACATTTTCCCATAATTTAAACATCTCATCGTCAGCAAAGCTCATATGCTTTGACGAATTACCAGATGATTCCTTGGCCAAACTATCCGCCATCTTAACATCTCTTGCGTAATTCCTATCGACATATTCGTACTCGACAGCATAATCAAGCATCAGATTCAATGTTGACTTTATTCTGTTCTTAGTATTGTTACTCGCATACCGTTTCTCACCTTTGTCAAGTACATATCCTTCCTCGATACAAGCTCGAATGTGTCTAGCTCGCACCTCTCTTATACCCATATCGTATATCGCTGAGCAATAATTCCATGACGACTTAATTCCTCGTATTGACGAGTCCGAGTCGAGCCTTGCGAAATACTTTCCCGACCACTCATCGTATAATTCTTTTACGGTCATCGACTGACTTAAATCATACGGATCCTTGTTGTATTCCACCAGAGCAGTATATGCGTCGTTATATGTTTCGAAGAACGATTCTGGTTTTAATGGTTTACATATTGGTCGTCCGTTCTCATTCTTGCCAATAGTAACCATAGCTCTGAATGGTTTTCTGAGATTACGCCCTTTTATTTCGCTTATCTGACCGAATCCGTTGGGAAGTCGGCGGCGTTTGTTGTGCTTTCTAAGTTTTCTTTGCGTCATATTTGGCTGCAGCGGACAACCACAATGAGGGCAGGCCACAGCTTTGTCACTAACTTGAAGCTGACATTCGGCACATTTAATTAGCATAATGTTCACCTCTTTCCAATATTTATGGTTTGAAATCTTACTAATAATTATATATTATAGTGTATGAATAATCAATCTATTCCTACATTTCTAATCTAGATTAGACATATTTTAACCTAGATTAAACGACCAGAGGGTTACGGCATATATGACTATTAGTAAGACTTCAAAATGTCCCAGCTGTGGAGGGGAGCTAAAGCACTACGATCACGTTAGACGAATTGTACGTACGAAGGGAGGGAATAAATGCTGGATCAAAATTGCACGCCGTAAATGCGTCGCTTGTAAAGGTATACGCAGAGTGCTTCCTGATTACATATTTCCGTACAAGCATTACGATGCCGAAATAATACGAGCTGTTCTGGAGGGACATATCACATCCGACACTTTGGGCTTCGAGGACTACCCGTCTGAAAGCACCATCTCACGATGGACGCGAAAATAACATGCTCCTTTATGAAAGATAACACTTATATTTCTGAAAGGGGAAATTATTATGGCATTATTCAAAAAAATGGAGACTTACAGCATCGTGGTTGACAAGGAGACGAATTTCTGGGTACAGAGATTTGCTGAGAACCGCAGCGTCAAGGGACAACCTATTGGCGTGTGGAGCGCAGGAGATCTTATCGTAGTCAGTTTCAGAACCAAAGAAACCAGAGCGAACATTTCCAAGCAACTGAAGAACACATTCAAGGAGATCTGCGACGTCAGAGTAAGCGACTATCTTACATTTGTAACGAAGAGAAAGTAAGCCCGTTAACTCGGGCTCTTTCTTTTCGCCCGCATAAAAAACATACTCCTTTATGAAGTACACAATGAAAGGAGAACTAATCATGGCATTACCAGAAGTAGTGGCACGACTTAGATTGACTTATCATTTGAACATGATCGACGTTTGCAACGCAGCACACCAATTAAAAATGCTTAGTGGCGAGCGAGCAGACCGTGCAAATGAAAAGCATCTTAAACAGTGTCTAGACTGCTACGAACGACTTGGAGTTAAACTTCCAAAAGAATTCGTGGACTTCAAAAACGAGAAGAAGGAGACCCGTTAACTCGGGCTCTTTCTTTTTCTCTCAATTTTTCAGAATCTTTTAAATTTTCCACCGACTTTGCTTTTACTTGTGTCGATATTTGTCTTAAAATGTAGATACAAGGAGGCGATGACAAATGGAAGAATTCATTAAAGGATCTGTACCAGTGTTAGTAGCAGCCAGAGTATATGGTAAAGACGCATCTTGGGTGCGAGCCGGAATCGTTGCCGGTTGGCTTCCTATAGGCAAGGCTACTAGGAATGGAAAGCTCATAACTAAGGTCGAAGAAATCGATTCCAAGTACGGCAGAATAAACTTTTATATTTCGCCGAAAAAGTTATGGGAAGACACAGGGTATATATGGAAAGGAGAGAGATGTTAATATGGCAACATTAATACGCCCAGAACTATCTGAAAACAACAAATACTGGATAAGCAAGCACCGTTACTACGAGCTTAAACACTTCTGTTTGCAGTATCCTATGTGGAAAAAAGCATACGCAGCGTTGGACGAGCTTACTATTTCGTCACCTATATTGGAAGAATTGATATCCCCAACTAATGCTAAATCCGACCCAACTGCAAAATGTGCTTTGATAAAAGTTCACTATTCCGAAATGATCGAGATGGTGGAAAGAGTAGCAATGGACACAGACAGAGATTTATGGATGTATATTTTAAAAGCCGTTACCGAGGAGCTTTCATACAACTACCTCAAAATGAAATTGGAGATGCCTTGCGGAAAGGACATGTACTACGACCGATATAGAAAATTCTTCTGGCTACTAAGTAAGGAAAGATGGTAGTCCCGCATAAATTACACCTCCTATTATGAAAGACTATATGTTTAAGGAGGGTCATGCAATGACAGGATTTATTGTAAAGAAATACTCAACAGTAGTTATGGACGGAAGTGATATGGAGGTTATAAGCTTCATCACCGGACTAATCAGTTTGATCACCAGAGGGAAACATGGCGGCGTAACCTGTAAACCCCTCGATGATGATCATCCGACTATGATGGTAATTGAAACTAGAACCACTAAGAATACTTACGACGTAATAGAAGAGATGTTAACAGAGTACTATCCTGGGTTATGTGTATTCAACCCACCTATGTAAATAATTTAATTTAACTTGGTCCCGACACGGGGCCTTTTCTTTTTGCGCCAAATGTACAACTCCTCTTATGACAAAGGAGGTATCGACTATGAACTATTTGCTTATTGGATTACTAGCATCTATTGGATGGTATTTAGGAAAGTTTATTGTCATCGACATATTTGGCGAGATCATTTACAGACGATGGACGAAGACCGACCTATACTCAAAACTAGTAAAGAATCCGCAGAACTCGTTGAAACCAAAAACTGTAAAAACAAAAATCGGGTTCTATAGAGAGCCCAACGACTAAGAGTCCCTAGCACGGACTCTTTTCGTTTTATTATACATATTCCGTACGCGGGTGACAACAAATAATGCTATTTTAATATTAGAAAAAATCCCCGGATGGAATTTTATATAAAACTTTTTAGAAAGGAGAACAATCATGGACATCATTATTGCGATTATCGTCAGCTCTGTCGTTAGCAGCATCATCACGCTGTACATTCAAAACAGAAAGACGAAGCATGTCGGTACACTCGTAATTGACCGTTCCGAGCCTAATGAGCCGATGCCGTTCATCGAGATTAACAAGGGTGTTGGCGGTATTGAGGGTGTCGCTAATTGCGGTTACGTTACGCTCAAAGTAGAGAACCGCAACTACTTACCGCAAGACTAACAAGTCCTATTATGGAACATATTTATTAACCGAAAGGAGAAACAAAATGACTGACAAAAACAAGAAGCTGTTGGATGAGGTGATTACCAAACGCCTCGAAGAAGCACGGGACGCTGATGCGGGTACTGACGAAGGTAACGCTGCATTTAAGCAGGCCATGGACGCAATCGACAGACGCAACGAGATGGAGAACCAGTCGGCATCGAAGAAGAATGCTTGGATTGGACACGTCATTCGTGGAGCAGAAGTCCTTGCCGCCATTCTGGTCGTGCCGGTTGTGCAGCATCACTTCAATATGAAGTACGCTAAGACCCTGTGCAATTTCGAGAAGGACTACACCTTCACTACAACAGCAGGTAAAGCAACGAAATCATTCTTCAATTTTAAAGGCAAAAACTAAGTTCTAAGCGATGAAGGGGTCGTGCTGGCAACACGCCCTCTTCGTCTTTATAAATTTGTGAATTATGGTACAATTAAGGTAACGATAATTTGCAATAGGGGGTATAAATGCATATGAAAAGAGGCGAGTACGACGTAATTTACGAATACGACTTTGAAGACAGCAGGCGTTATGAGGAGCTTGATGAAAACGAGGACATGGACGAAATAATGGATCGGCTAAAAGGCACAATTGGGCGAGGAGATTGCATATATTGTGGCGCTTCGAACGGTATGGAATACGAGGGACATATTTGTTTCATATGTAAGTCGTGCGGGAAATCTGTCCACGAAGACCTATATTATAGATGGGCAGCCGGTTATACAGTAGAAATAGAAGATTAACACTTTAGTCCGTGCGTACAGCATGGGCTTTTATTTTTTGCTCGGTTGGTGATGTTTATGAGATACCACTACAATAAACCAAGTATATACCTGTCTTTATACGGCAGAGTACATATTTGCGAACATCCTGTTTACAGCAGATGTACCGTATTTGAGATTGAAGATTATGGCTTAGCGGTTATACAGCAGCGTTTCAATGAGGAGTATAAGTCCACATGGTGGGGCGAGCTGGATCCGTGGCTTACTGATGATATATATTTACACCCGAGATTTATGGAATACTTCAAAAAGAGAGCCGGAAAGTGTACGGACGGTTTATATCCGACTGTTACTGTACGCCAAATAATGTGGGCGCTTAAGATGAAACCTCTTCCTAGAGAACGTTGGGAAACCGTGTTCGATAGACAAACTATATGACTTCGCATGGTTTACAATCCCTATTATGGAAACTAAAATACTAATTTAGGAGGAGTAAAACAATGAACGAAAATTATGTGTACATCGTTGACTATCCGGGAGAAAAGAACAAGAAGACATTCAAAGAAAGAGTTTCTTCTATGGCTCACAAGACAAAGGATTGGTTCGTACGGAACCAGGAAATCATAATTCCGATTATACCGGCTTGCATCGCTGGCATCGTATCTGTGGTAAAGATTACGGGCAAGCATGCAAACCTGCGTAAGGAGGAAAATGTGAAGAACCTGTACTGCTATGACCGGTCCCTTGGGCACTACTGGGCCCTCAGAAGAGAACTCACAAATACCGAATGGCTCGAAATCGACAGACGGAAACGCAACGGAGAACGATTGGCTGACATTTTAGCCGAATTCAAGGTATTAAAGTGAATCCACAACAAGAGGCTTAGCTTAAATGACTAGGCCTCTTCGTTTTTCGCATATTTTACAACTCCTATTATGGAAAGGGGTGCAATGGACCTACTGGAAGAAAGGTTGCTGAATATGAAAAAGTTCGGCTAGATACTCTAACAAAAAGCTTAAATGCGTGAGGATGAACAACGATAAGATCAGACCATAAACGGTGAAAAGGGAACTCGCCCGCACCCAGCCCCTATTATTTTTCTCGCATAATTTACAAGCCTTATTATGAGAAGAAGAAAACAATTGGCCTATTGGGAGTTAAGAACCCGATTGAATACTATTATTCAAAACTGAAGACAAAGGGCCTGTGCTCGTGTGAATCGAAACAGTCACTACTTCTTCTTTTGTTTTTCTTCGCATGATTTACAAGGCATATTATGGAAAAACAAATAAACAAAAGGAGATAATAACAAATGGACAGACTTTTTAAGACAAGACGCAGCTTCCTGATTAAGGAGGAAGACATCATCAAAGCACTGAAAGTCTTTAAACGGCGCCGTCTGGATTCTGATATGAGGATCAGCAATTGCGGAGGCCTGGAAAAAGACAAGTGGTGTATCGAGGTGAGAGCCACCTCTACCCAGTGGGCTGCCATCGCAGGCATATTTATTAAGGAAGGAATTAGGTTCTATTAACCCATAGACATATTTACATTTCCAACACTAAAAGGGCGTGACAAACCCTTTTAGTTTTTCGCTTCGCAAAATTTACATGGGATATTATGAGAGAAAGAAGTGAGACGCGAATGTGTAGGTGGAACTCCTACCCACTTGGTGTCGGGGACATAGTAGAGAAACAAATCGTAAATCTATGGGAATCCGATTAACGGCTAGTTTTCGGCGGGCTAGCACCTGAAAAATGTTTAATAGAATTGCTCGAGATGGGTTTGAATCCCATCCATCAAATGATGACAAGTCTGAACCCGGGAAGAGCGGAAGGACGGGACGACGGGCGGTGTAGTTGGTTTGAATCCCTATGCTCACTTAAACATATTTCGAACTTTCTCTTTTCTTTTTGCCCTTCGCAAAATTTACAAGGGTTATTATGAGAGAGGTAGTTAGCTCAGTGGTTAGAGCGCAGGTGGAATTCCTGAGGTGACGGGTTCGAATCCCGTACTATTTCTTTTATTTTTTGCAAAATCGAAAGGAGAAATTTTAATGAAAGGTAAACAAGCATTGCAACAACTTTGTTCAAAAGCGACCCGCTATGTGAAGCGAAACTCATCCACTATTCTTACCATCGCAGGAGCTGCCGGCATGATTGCTACTGTAGTAACAGCCGTAGCGGCAACTAAGAAAGCCGTTGCCCTCACAAATGCGGCTAAGGAAGAAAAGGGCGAAGACCTGACCACTACAGAAGTATTGGCTACTGTCGCTCCGTCTTATATTCCTACCATACTTCTCGGAGGAGCTACCCTAGCTTGTATGTTTGGAGCTAACGCTCTGAGCAGACGTCAGCAGGCATCTCTCGTCAGCGCATATATGCTGGTAGATGGAATGCATAAGGAATACCAAGATAAGGTCAAGGAACTCCTTGGCGAGGAGACCCACACCCGAATTCGTGATGCCATCGCTATGGACCATTGTAAAGACGCTGGGGGATATGTTCCCGGATATGGTTCGTTGGATACGAACGGCGAAACTCGTTTGTTCTATGAAGAGTATCGAGGAAGATATTTCGAGTCTACCATTGAAGCGGTTCTCAACGCAGAGTATCATCTCAATAGAAACTTCTCAATGCGTGGGTACGCCAACCTGAACGAATTCTATGAATTCTTAGGACTCTCTGAAACGGAAGAAGGAGAGGTTCTCGGATGGTCGCAGTGGCAGCTCGCAGAACAGTATGAGGCGACCTGGATTGACTTCAGCAATCGTCTTGTTACTATGGAGGATGGCTTGGAATGCTATGTCATCGAGTTCCCGATTCCTCCTACTGTCGATTACGAAGAAGACTATTGTAACTGACATATTTCCGTTTTCGCAAAAAATACAAGCTGTATTATGGAATCATATAAAGGAGGAATAAATCATGAAAATTGGCAACTTATTGAAAGGACTGGTAAGAGTAGCTGGACCTGTCGGCACAATTCTGGGTGTCGCAGCAACAGTATTCACCGGCATTTCTCAAGCAGGCGAAATCAAAGAAGCATTCGACAATATGAAGAAAAAGTAAAAGGCTGAGGCCCTCTAATAAACGGAGGGTCTTTTGCTTTTCGCTTTGAAAGGAGAATAAGTATGCGCGCTAGCTGTGAGCGAGCCTTACTGGTTATTTACGACTACATAGCAGATATTGATAAGCCAGTTCGTCCTCGCTATGGCGTAGGTCGCTTTGAACAAATCAGTTATGCCAGATGGGCTGCTGATGAACTCATATGGCGCATCGTCGATAACAAGGACACACATCCGATAATCATACTTGAGGATTTTGTATGTGAGATGTGGAGGTATTCGCAGATTAGAAATCCTCATTATTATATATTCATGATCGCACTACAGGTTGGCGAGGACATTCTCGACATCTACCGTGCGATGGAATAACGTACATATTTGAAAGGAGAACCTGAATAAACATGGGAAAACAAAAACTATCGCATTTCGTTAATCGAGTGGGGACTAAGCTGGTCGAGCATAGCCCCGAAATTCTCACCGGCCTCGGTATCGCTGGTATGTGGACCGCAATCATATTTACTGCAAAAGCCACGCCCAAGGCCATCATTCTGCTGCAGGACGCCGAAATCAAGAAAGTCGACGACCAAGTGCTGGCGGGAAAGGAGCCGGACGAAATCGTCGATAAGCTCACCCCGCTCGAGGTCGTTAAGGCGACTTGGAAGTGTTATATTCCGCCCATTCTCATGGCGGGCGTATCTACGGCCTGTTTGATCGGTGGAAATTCTGTCAACCTTAAGCGTAATGCAGCCCTCGCTACTGCATATACCTTGTCCGAAACAGCTCTTAAGGAGTATCAGGAGAAGGTAATCGAAACCATCGGCGAGAAGAAAGAACAAGTCATCCACGAGGCTATGGCCAAGGATAAGGTCGAGAAAGACCCTGTTAGCAAGCGAGAAGTCATCATCACTGGTAACGGTACAACTCGCTGCTACGATGCCATCTCCGGAAGATATTTCGAGTCCAATGTACAGAACATTCGCACAGCAGAGAGTACCCTCAACAAGCGCCTGATCAACGAGATGTATGTATCTCTCAATGAATTCTACTGGGAAATCGGTCTTGAAAGCACTGAGCTTGGCGACCAGCTCGGATGGAAGATTGAGAACGGCGGCATCGACCTGAACCTCAGCTCTCATCTGTGTGACGATGGTATTCCTTGCCTCGTTGTGGACTACCGCATTGCTCCGAAGTACTGCTACAGCCGGTAACCGCGCGAAAATTACAACGCCTTTAATGGAAGAAATTCCAATACCAAAATTCTATATTATGAAAAGGAGAAACAATTATGAACGAATTCACTACTGAAATCATGGAAGACAAGAAGATCATCGACAAGATCGTGGAGGCCACTCCGGTCGTAACCAAGCCCAAGATGAACTGGCGTAAGGTTGGCGTGGGTGCTGCGGTTGTAGGTGCGGTTGGCGCACTGGCAGCCGGCGTATACTACGTCATCAAGAAGTTCACCAAGGACGACGAGCAGGCCGAGGCCGTTGACAACGTCAAGGTCGCCCAGCATGACTTCGTGGAAGAAGAAGAAACCGAAGAATAAGAATCACCGGTATGTGATAGCGGAGGACACTCGAAACTGAGTGTCTTCCCTTTTCTTTATGCGAAAGGAGAGTTAGCTTATGAAGCAGTATTCGTACGACGGTCCCGTTCTTGAATTTGAGAGATGCATCGCAAATCGCTGGAAAGCGTCTACGTGTGCTGCATCCGAGAGTAAGGCTCGTTGCAATCTCGCATATAGATTCAAGAAAGAAAACAACAAAGCCAAGACCGCAAAGATAATCCTTCCTGGAAAACTCAGTGTGGTCGAGTGAAAGGAGAACTCGCATGGAAGAGTACAAATCAAATTCCTATAAATCAAAAGAGGTGCCTAAGACACCCGAGAAGCGGGCAACCAAAGTTGTCGCAGAACCTGTAAAGGTCAAAAAGAAGAGTGAAATCGGCAAGTTCATGGGTACATTCGTATCCGAGGAAGCCGACAGTATCGGTAGTTATATTTGGGAGGGTATTGTCGTTCCCACTATCAAGGATACATTCTTCGAAATCGTCAGCGGCGGCCTCAGCATCTTGCTGTTCGGAAAGAAGGTAGGTTCTTCTAAGGGCTCTACTGGCTCCAAGATTTCCTACTCCAGCTACTACAACAATCGGGACTCCCGTCGTGAACCCGAAGAACCTCGAAGCAGAAGTCGATTCGACTACGAGGATATTATCATCAGAACCAGAGGCGAAGCAGAAGGTGTTCTCATCCAGATGGAAGAACTGATTGACCGTTATGATTACGTCACAGTTCTCGACCTGTACGATATGCTCGACCGTACTGCTCCCTATACCAGCGATCGCTACGGCTGGACAAGCATCAAAAATGCTCGAGTAGAGCGAGTAAGGGATGGCTATATGCTCAGACTTCCCAAGGCTCTGCCTCTCGACTGACATATTTGGAGGTAATCACCATGGAAAATAAGAAAAACAACAAGGGCCTGAGCTACAAGATCGGCTACGCTTGCGGCATGATTCTTGTCGGCTGCGTTATGACGCTCGTGGTCATCGGAACCGTCGTCTTGGCAGTTGCTCTGCTGAGACATATTTTCTAAAAAATAGGTAAAGGAGATAATTTCATATGAAAGACAATAAGTTTATGAATAAAGTAAGCCTGCTTGCCAATAAGGCAGCATTCGGCATCAAGAAGCACAGCCCTGAGATTCTTCTCGTTGGCGGCACCATCGGCATCGTAGCAAGTGCCGTTCTTGCCTGTAAGGCATCTACTAAGGTAGGTGCTTTGCTCGACGAGGCAAAGACTACTGTGAACAACATCCACGAGATTGTGGAGAACCCTGAAAATGCTGAGAAGTACACCGAAGAGGACGGCAAGAAGGCTGTTGCTGTTGCATATGTTCAGACCGGCTTGAAGGTTGCTCGTCTTTATGCTCCCGCCATTGCTCTCGGTACTGTATCCATCGCCTGCCTGTTTGCTTCCAACAATATTCTCCGCAAGAGAAACGTTGCCCTCGCTGCTGCATACGCAACTGTTGATGCTGCGTTCAAGGACTACAAGGGCAAGGTCATCGACCTGATCGGCGAGGAAGCAGAGCGTAAGCTCAGACTGAACCTCAAGTCCGAGGTCATCGAGGAAACCGAAATCGATGAAAACGGCGAAATGAAGACCGTTACCAAGACCGTAGATGTCGTTGACCCTAACGGCATCAGTATGTATTCCAAGATTTTCGACGAAACCAATCCCAACTACGAGCGCAACCCTGAGTACAACCTGATGTTCCTGAGAGCCCAGCAGCAGTATGCCAATGACCTGCTTAAGGCGAGAGGCGTCGGCGGTCGTGTGTTCCTGAATGAAGTGTATACCATGCTCGGCTTCGAACCCACCAAGGCCGGTCAGGTTGTCGGTTGGAAGAACGATCCCAACAGCAACAAGGGTGATAACTACATCGACTTCGGCATCTACAATGTTTACAGCGAATCCGCTCGCAACTTCGTGAACGGCCTGGAGTCTGCTGTTCTGCTGGACTTCAACGTAGACGGCAACATCTGGGAAGACATGTAAGCTTCCCGTACATATTTTGACATCGGGGTTCCGCTTCATAAGAAAGATTGTCTAACGAGAGGAGGCATCACGATGCATGAAGGTGTACTTGTTACATCTCATATGTTTGCAGCATTGGCAGGCATATGTTTCATAAGAGGTTTAGCTATGTTGTGTGGTGGAAGGAGGAGGTCATTATGGAGAGCTTCGAAACGGTAATCTCCGTACTTGACTATTCGCTCGAGACCAGACGAAAACAACATATTGCAGGGGGCATACTGTTAAGTATCGCCCTCCTCTTTGGCGGACTAGCATTTACCGCCATGACACTAAAATCAAAGGAGAACAATGATGAATACCACGATTAAATGTTGCTTGGCATTCGTCGGTGGTGCGGCCATTGGTGCCGCTGTTGCATGGAAGCTCCTGGAATCTAAGTTCGAGAAGCTCGCTCAGGAAGAAATCGATTCTGTTAAGGAAACGCTGCTTAATCGCAATAAGGCTAGCAAACCTGAAGAAAAAGAATCCGATGACGCTCTGAAGCCTGTGCCCACCAGCAAATCCAGCCTCGACGGATACCACAAGCCTAATGACAAAGAACGCGTCGACTATTCGAGCATTCGTACGAGCGACGTGGCTAAAAAAATGGCAGATGTGGAGAAGCCTTGCGTAATCCCTCCCAATGAATTCGGCGAGTACTACGACTATGAAACCATCGGTCTCACTCATTACTCCGACGGTGTACTCACCGACGAGAGCGACGAGATGATTGACGATATCGGGGGCGCAGTCGGCGAGGATTACGCAGACCACTTCGGAGAATATGAAGAGGACGCTGTACATATTCGAAATGATGTACGCAAGTGTTACTACGAGATTCTCCGTGACTACAGGAAGTATTCCGATGTAGTCGGTAGCAATCCGCATCAGATGGAGGGCTAATGTCTAGAGTACTTGATGCTATAAGAGACGAGTATTATGACTGGATGTGTAGCCTTGTACTTAGCGACCGGCGTGTAAGACGTAGGTCATATTCCAGACTCCTCAGATACTTGCATGAGCGAGAGTTTGTATATATTCTCGACATGGACGGTAACCGAGCAGAGGATGGGATTGACCTGCGATACCGGTTTGCATACGACAACCGTTATACATATCCTGTCGTTGCCAGCTATCTGGACGACGGACCGTGTAGCATCTTGGAGATGATGGTCGCCCTTGCGCTTCGATGTGAGGAACATATTATGGACGACCCAGACATCGGTAATCGTACCGGTGAATGGTTTTGGGACATGATTTCGAGCCTCGGACTATGGTCTATGACCGATTCCAAATTCGATGAATCGTTCGTCGAGAAGGTAATCAATAGGTTCTTGGACCGTAGATACAATCGAAACGGCGAGGGCGGCCTGTTCACGGTCGAAGGATGTGAGCATGACTTGCGGACCGTAGAGATATGGTATCAAATGTGCTCATATTTAAATACTAGGTGAAAGGAGAAAGAACATGGACGAAATGATCGCCTATATCTTCGGTAAGATGCGTGTTACCGAGAACGCCCTGAATAATGTCGGTAAGGTCATGAAGACACAGAATGCCATCAACCGTAAGCTTGCCATCGGTATCATGCTGAGCGGTATTGGTTTCATTATGACCGCTGCCATTATCCAGATGCAAGACGACAAGATTAAGCAGCTCTCCGAAGAAATCGAGAAGCTGAAAGAACCCGCCGAGTCCACGGAGGATAATACCGAATCTGAAAACTAAGCTGTGAAAGGAGAAAAACGACGTGGTTGACTTTTTGATAATTTCAACACGTTCTACAAAGCGTGGTGTAATTGAAATCTATCCCAGATTTCGTTTATATCCGAAAAGCAGCGATTTGATGATTCGAGGCGGCGACTTCTACGCCATTTGGAATGAGGAACTTGGCTTGTGGTCTACGGATGAACTGGTTGCATTGCAGATGATAGACCGTGAGCTGGACAAGTATGCAAAAGAAAATAGTCATAAATTCGACGGCGACGTACGAGTCCTGCATATGTGGGACTCCGAGTCGGGAATGATTGATTCTTGGCATAAGTATTGTCAGAAGCAGATGCGTGATTCGTTTCATATGCTTGACGAGAAACTTATATTCTCCAACACCGAAACGAGCAAAAAAGACTACGCTAGTAAAAGGCTGAACTATCCGCTTGAAGCTGGCGACATATCTGCTTACGACAAGCTGATGTCTACTCTATATTCTCCGGAAGAACGGCATAAAATCGAGTGGGCAATCGGGTCAATAGTGGCCGGAGATTCGAAAACAATACAGAAATTTATGGTCTTGTACGGTCCTGCTGGTTCGGGTAAGTCGACTATCCTGAACATTGTGCAGCAGCTCTTCGAGGGATATTATTCTGTATTTGATGCGAAGGCACTAGGCTCGTCTAGCAATGTATTTGCACTTGAGGCATTCAAAACGAATCCTCTTGTCGCAATCCAGCACGACGGTGACCTGTCCAAGATCGAGGACAACACTCGCCTTAACAGTTTGGTTTCCCATGAGTTGATGACGATAAACGAGAAGTTTAAGTCTACTTACGCTAATCGTTTTAAGTGTTTCCTCTTCATGGGCACAAACCGACCTGTCAAGATTACAGACGCTAAGTCAGGTCTTATCAGACGTCTTATCGACGTGACACCATCCGGTAACAAACTCCCTCCTAAGGAGTATAAGGTAGCATTCGAACGTGCTAGCTTTGAGCTGGGTGCAATAGCGTACCATTGTCAAGAAGTATATTTGAGCAACCCTGGCAAGTATGACGATTATATTCCGATTGCGATGCTGGGTGCGTCCAATGACTTCTACAACTTCATTATTGACGCATACCATGTGTTCAAAAAAGAAGATGGAACTACGCTCAAGGCTGCGTGGGAGATGTATAAGACATATTGTGACGAGGCGAAAGTAACGTTCCCTTATTCCCAAAGAATCTTCAAGGAAGAGCTTAAAAACTATTTCTGGGATTACAAAGACCGATTCAACTTCGATGACGGCTCTCGAGTTCGTAGCTACTATAGCGGCTTTAGAACTGACAAGTTCGAGGAGCAGCTCGATGATAAAAAAGAGGAAGGGGCTTCTGTTAAACATATTCAGTTTAAGAGGCAACCCTCTACATTTGATTCCGAGTGTGCAGATTGTCCTGCTCAGTATGCTACAACGAAGGAAACCCCAGCTCAAAAATGGGATGAAGTCACGTCAAGACTGTCTGAGTTGGACACATCCGCGGTTCATTATGTGAAAGTCCCAGAGAATCATATCGTCATCGACTTTGATATTCCTGACGAAAACGGCAATAAATGCTTCGAACGGAATCTCGAAGAAGCAAGCAAATGGCCGCCGACATATTCCGAGCTTAGCAAGAGCGGTAACGGCATTCATCTTCATTATATTTATACTGGAGATGTTACCAAGCTGAGCCGAGTATACGACGACCACATTGAAGTTAAAGTGTTCACCGGTAAGAGTTCGCTTAGAAGAAGGCTCACTAAGTGTAATGACTTGCCAATCGCTACTATTAGTTCTGGTTTACCACTGAAAGGAGATAGCAAAATGGTAAATTTCGATGCTATACAGAGCGAGAAGGGGCTTAGAACACTAATCAAACGAAACCTTAACAAGGAAATTCATCCGGGTACTAAGCCCAGTATCGACTTCATCTATAAGATACTGGAGGATGCATATTCTAGCGACTTGTGTTACGACGTTACGGATATGCGTAATGCAGTATTATCGTTTGCGGCTGGTAGTACTAACCAAGCTGCATATTGTATCAAACTCGTCAATAAGATGCAGTTTAAGTCGGCTGACCCTTCCGAGGGTGTGAAAAACGACGACGCTAAGCTTGTATTCTATGACGTTGAGGTGTTCCCGAACCTCTTCTTGGTCAACTGGAAGATTCAAGGCGAAGGAAAGCCTGTTGTACGAATGATTAACCCTTCTCCTAAGGAGATCGAAGACCTCATGAAGTTCCGCTTAGTCGGCTTCAACTGCCGAAGATACGACAATCATATTTTGTATGCTCGTTTGATGGGCTACGATAATGCGAAGTTGCACGATCTGTCGCAGAGGATTGTTGGCGCTAAGAAGAACTCCGGAAGGGACTGCTTCTTTGGAGAAGCCTACAACGTATCGTTTACGGACGTATACGACTTCGCTGCAACTAAGCAGAGTCTGAAAAAATGGGAAATCGAACTTGGTATTCACCACCAAGAGCTTGGTTTGCCTTGGGATCAACCTGTTCCAGAAGAACTGTGGCCTAAGGTTGCCGAGTACTGTGACAATGACGTTATCGCAACTGAAGCAGTATTTAACCATCTTCAGGCAGACTGGACAGCAAGACAGATTCTGGCAGACGTTGCTGGCATGACCGTCAACGACACTACCAACACTCTGACTACCAGAATTATATTTGGCAAGAACCGCAAGCCTCAAGACCAGTTCCGCTATCGTAACCTTGCTGAGCCCGTTCTCGATATGGACGAGGCTATGCACGACTTCCTCAGAGAGTCTGCTCCTGACATGGTATCTCAGACTCATGGTGAAGCCGGAAGCCTTCTGCCATATTTCCCTGGCTACACTCACGAGCGTGGTAAATCCATCTACAGAGGCGAAGAGGTCGGAGAAGGCGGTTATGTATATGCCGAACCTGGTATGTACGCTGATGTCGCATTGCTTGACGTCGCTTCCATGCACCCCACAAGTGCAATCTGTGAGGTTCTGTTCGGACCCGAGTTCACCAAGAGGTTCAAGGAGATTAAGGACGCTCGTGTTTATATTAAGCACGGCGACTACGAGAAAGCAAAATCCGTTCTGGATGGTAAGTTAGCACCATATTTGGATAGTGGTAAATACTCTGCTGCTGACCTTGCTCAGGCTCTGAAGATTGCCATTAACTCTGTGTACGGTCTGACTGCAGCTGCTTTCGAGAACGCCTTCCGTGACCCTCGTAACAAGGATAATATTGTGGCTAAGCGTGGCGCCCTCTTCATGGTAGACCTTAAACACGAGGTTCAGAAGAGAGGCTTCAAGGTAGCACATATTAAGACGGACTCTATCAAGATTCCGAACGCTACTCCTGCTATCGTTCAGTTCGTAATGGACTTCGGCAAAAAGTATGGATACATATTTGAGCATGAGGCTACGTACGACAGAATGTGTCTGGTCAACAACGCCGTCTATATTGCGAAATATAAGGACGGTAAAAAAGCCGGTCAGTGGACTCCTACTGGCGCTCAGTTCGCAGTACCGTATGTCTTCAAGAAGCTCTTCAGCAAGGAAACTATCGAATTTGAGGATATGTGTGAGGCTAAGTCTGTTAAGTCCGCATTATATTTGGATATGAATGAGGACTTGCCTGACTCTACCGAATACGAGAAGCAGCTCGCTAAGCTTGAAAAGGATTATGCGAAGACTTCCGACCCGCAAGTTCAAGCCGCTATTATGCAGGGTATAGCAGACCTTGAGGCTCTCATCGAGGAAACACACAATTATATTTTCGTCGGTAGAGTTGGTCAGTTCTGTCCTGTTAAGCCCGGATGCGGTGGCGGCCTCTTAATGAGGGAGCAGGACGGTAAGTACTACTCTGCGACTGGAGCAACCGGATATCGCTGGCTGGAGTCCGAGATGGTCAAGACTCTTGGTAAAG